CGATCACCTATGAAGGATTGGAAAAGCGCATTTAGGCGTTGGGAAACGAATCAAAAAAAATGGAGCAAAGAAAATGCAAATAAACAATCTTCTTCAGAGCGCAGAAGTGACTACGCCAGCAATCTCTACGACTACTCAAAGGCTACAAACTTTCAGTGATGATGATAAAGATGCGATTGCCTATTTTTTTATGCGATTACAAAACACGTATGGAACGGCAAAGATGCAAAGTCAGTGGCCTGATTCGGAGTCGCTAAGTTTAGCCAGAAGAGAATTTGGTAAACAGATTGCAAAGTTTAGTCGAGAAGAGATGGCAGAGGCATTTGACCTTGTTCACAAAGAAAAGCGCGCAGGGAATGATCGTTTTAGCTGGCCTGATATTGACGCAATTATCGGATTATTAACGAATGAGGGCGTGTTTACTGGGTCGGCAGGGACGTTAGCACACAAGCCCTATGTGGCTGAATTGCCTAGCTGCACAGCGGCAGAGAGAAAAGAATTTGCGAAAAAAGGCATTGCAGAATTGAGGGCTATATTCGGTGGCTGATCCTACTGCTCCTAATCAATATAAATTTGTTGGTGATGATCCTCGTTTTACTGAGGGACATTTTTATACAAAAAATGAAATTATAAAACGATCAAACGTTAATCAACACACGATTAGAGGGAGATTAGCAAATCAGCGCGAGTTTACTGAGGACTTGTTCGTTAGAAAACAAAAAATTCCAAATGGTGGACGCTCTAAAAGTGCGTGTGAAACACACATTGAAAAAGTTTCTGCTAAATGGTTGAAGGTAGCGTTGCGATGAGTGGTGAGGCTTGGGTAGTCAATTCGGACAAATCGTTACATAACTTTAAGGGTCATGTTGACAAGCTGTATGAAGATAAAAAATACCTAACCTTTAAGTGGAAAACAGGTAGACAACGGACTGACGAACAAAACAACGCAATACATTTGTACTGTCGTTTGATCGCCACTGCGTGTAATGACGCTGGGTTTGAAATGAACGTGGTATCTCCAGCTACAAAAGAAAGAATTGAGGTTCCTTGGACGATGGAGAGCGTCAAGGAAAGAGTTTGGCGGCCAGTACAGATTGCTAAATTTCCTGATCGAAAAAGCACAACAAAACTTGAGCGAAATGAAGTATCCGAGATAGCTGAAGTAATCACGCGATTTATCGGTACATCTTACGGTATCAGCGTTCCTTTCCCATCACGGGAGACTAAGAATGCCTAAGAAAACTCTCCGATCTCAGTGCCTCACACGTATTCAAAAGCTATCAAGAATTGCAGCAGCAAATGATAACGGTTATGCAGAATGCGTGTCCTGCGACCCACAAGAAATGTCTCGCTGGCATCACTGGAAAGATATGGATGGCGGTCATTTTATTCCAAAAGGGTCGTCATCTTACTGGGCCTTAGAGAAATGTAATGTGCATCCGCAGTGCAAGGGCTGTAACGGTTTTGGGATGAAACACGGTTCAAGTGAGGCTTGGTACACCCTATGGATGAAAAATTATTACGGTGAAGATTTTGTCGAACAAATGTTAAGAGACAAAAGAAAAATAAAAAAATTATATGCAACCGATTACCGCGAAATGCTCAAAGAATTTGACGAAGAAATTAAATTTCACTCAGAGAGAATAGGAGACATTTAGTCATGGAACATCTCAAAGAGTTTTGTACGCCACGACAGTTAGAAATTGTTGAAGCAGTAATTAAATATCCAAATAAACAATTAGCGGCAAACGCGCTAGGCGTATCAAGAAGTACGGTGCGAAACGCAATTAGGGGCGCAGAAAAAAAGGCAGCGGCTAACGGAGTTGCCCCTAACAGAGATGTTAACCATCGCACAATGGAGGGTTTCAACGCTAAGTTTGTCACCAGCCGTTATGACGGTGAGGGCAATTTACAAGGCCAGTATGTACGGCAAGAGCGAGAAAAGTTTGACCTTGAGGCAATGCTGGAAGATTTTCGTGATGGCTTTAAAGACGAATTAAAAGGGTTACATACACCCGTTTCAAAACCCGTGGATACCGTCGATAAATTGATGAATTGCTACATGATTGGCGATCATCATTTAGGAATGTACGCATGGAGTAAAGAAACTAACGATGATAATTATGACACCGATATAAGCGTTAAATTGCTTGAAGATGCTGTGGATTCTCTTGTGGCGCGCAGCCCTGATTCTAAACACGGTTTATTAGTAAATTTAGGTGATTTCTTTCATTCAAACAACATAAAAGGTGAAACCGCTGGGGGTACTCAACTTGATACGGACGGGCGGTATGGTCGAACCGTAAGAATGGGCGTAAATCTTTTAAAACGTATTGTCATTCGGCTTTTGGAAAAGCATGAAATTGTGACGGTACTAAATGTTCGGGGCAACCATGATAGCGATCCAGCCCTTTGGTTAAACGAAGCAATGAAGATGTACTTTGAAAATGAGCCGCGAGTCATTATTCCTGATAATTACAGTAAATTTACGCATTTAGTTTATGGCAATAGCTTAATTGTCACTCATCACGGTGACAAAATAACGCCTCAAAGAATTTATGAGTCAGTGACTAGAAGATTATCTGTTGAATGGGGTCAAGCCAAATATAGATTTGGGTGGTTAGGCCATCTTCACCATAAAGAAAGCAAGGAGATCGGGGGGATGCTTTTTGAGCAATTTAACATTCTCGCCAGTGGCGATAGCTACCATGCTTCAGCCGGATACGGCTCATCACGCTCGATGACTTGCATTGTGTTAAGTGAGCAATATGGAGAGGACAGTAGAGTGACCGTAAATCCTGATCGCATTGATGGAGAAAAAAATGACTAACCTGACAGAAAAAAAACCTAAAGAACTATTTGAAATAGGGCTGAACACAGCAACAGCCTCTGTCCAACTTAAAAAAGATTTTACGGTTAAAGATATAAGGGCAATACAAAAGTTTATAGGGGCAATGTTAGATAGAAAAGCGAGGATTGATAATGGTTGATTTTGAAGCTGATTTTAACGCCTGTTTAGACAATGATTGGTATGACTTAATTTCCAAATACTGGAATATTATGAGAACCGCTAAAGGCGATGTGCGATCAAACGCATTGCGAGGGCTTACTGATGAAATTATGGTAAGAATTAAACACCTACCTCCGTCTGAAGATGATGTTGCAGCCCATAACCCCACAATGGCTGTTGTTGATGAGTGAGTTGATGGCAATGCTTGCTCCAGGCGCTCCACCAATGGATTCAGTTAGATCGACGGGACTAGGTAGGCTGACATCGCAAGATATTGCCGCTTGTTTAACTGGCCTTGATAGGTTGACGTATCTGTATAGCCTAAGCAAGTTTGCGTTGGACAATAACAGTAGGGCAGAGTTAAACGCACTTGCCGTAAAAGAGGCCATTCAGTGCGGTTTTAAGCTAAATAAAGAGGAAACTAATAGAACGGTTGCGGTTCTTGCACTTGCGGCCTTAGAAGTGGCTATAAACCCCTATAAGTGCAAACGATGTAAAGGGGTTGGTGAAATAAAATTAATGTCAAAAGTTGAAATATGTGGCGCTTGTAACGGACTTGGCAATCGAACAGTAAGCGAAAGAAATTTAGCTAAAATATTAGGGGTAACGTTATTTCAATCAAGAAAAGTATGGAAAAAACGATTTGCTTTGCTGCAAAGTAAACATTCTGAAAGAGATGAAACAATTAACCACATAATATTTAATAGATTGAGGTAATAACTGTATAAATAACCACTGTATGTATTGACAGTCAATCAAAAATATGATTTAATTTCTAGCATAGCCGTTCTCCCAGTTTTTCGGCTGACCTCCTCTTTAAGACCGCCTTCATTGGCGGTTTTTTTGTTTTTAGGCGGCTCTTTTTACAAGGGCGACCTGTGCAGACCGATTGAAGCGACAAAATCCCCTTATATGTCGTGGGTCTGCCAAACTACAACACAGGCATAAGGTAATGAAAACTTCCAAAGCAGGTTTAGACCTGATTAAGCATTTTGAGGGCTGTGAACTTAAAGCCTACGAATGCGCTGGGGGTGTTTTAACCTGGGGTTGGGGTCACACAAGAAATGTGATCGAAAACGGTGAGATTTCTCAAGAAAAAGCAGATGAATTGCTTATACAAGATATTGAAGAAATAGAATCTCAGGTTGAAAGCCTTGTGACTGTCGAACTAAATCAGCATCAATGGGATGCGATTTTGTCATGGACGTTTAATTTAGGGTGTGGAAATTTAAGATCGAGTACGTTATTAAAAGTGTTAAACGAAGGTAAGTACGACAAAGTATCTGAGCAAATTGTAAGATGGGACAAGGCTGGCGGTAAAGTCCTAGCAGGGCTGACTCGTAGACGGAGGTGTGAGGCGATTCTGTTTGATACAGACTCCTTGGATTTCGGTGAGCCTTATGTTGGATAATCAGGACAAAGATTTGATTGATATAGCCGCTGCAAGCACTGGTATTATGTCGTTAGCTACTTGGTTGCCGCCAACAGCAAGTCTTTTTACAATTATTTGGTTAGGCATTCGTATATATGAAAGCAAAACCGTTCAAGATGTAATTAAGCGCAAGTAATTTCATAGATCGAGGTGGTCATTGCCGCTAGATCGAGGTGCTTTAATAGATCGAGGTGGTCGAAAGTTGCCGCTAGATCGAGGTGGTTTGCCGCTAGATCGAGGTAGTTTACAGGCACGCAAGATTGCCACTAGATCGAGGTGGGTACGAAAAAAGGCAAAATTTGCCACTAGATCGAGGTAGACACAAAAAAAGGCCAAAAAAGCCTAATTTATGGGCCATTTATTTTTGCGCCTCAATAAGCATTCAATTGCTAGTAATAACGTAATTTTTGCCTCCCGTTTGCCGTTTTCTACTAGATTAATATGCATTTTAGACGTTCCTAAAAGGTCTGCTAGTTGTTGCTGGGTTAAATCTCCCAGATGAAACCGCGCAAGCCTTATAAATTCATTTTTCATTTAATCGCCTTTTGTTTCTTCGTTACTAAATAAGCTAAATTGGATAACGTCTAATTCGTTAAATGCTAAATACTCGCTTCCTATATTTATAGTAATAGGTGATCCAGCGTGGTCGATTTGCTCATCAAGATTAAATTTACAGGGGTAATTTTTATTAACATAATCCCCAATAGCTTCTAATATTTCGTAATAACCTAGTTCAATGATCATTAAATAAACTCCTTAGCGCTTGTCTTAGCTTCACGTTTTGCGCGTTCAACCTCTATTTCTGACATATTCGCGGCTATTTGTTCCGCCATTTCGACGCATTGCGTAGCCTTTGCATCATCTGGCGCAGTAATTGCCAGCGTTAAAGCTGACACTAACGCATTATATTCGGTTGAAAAATTCATAATTTGCCCCTCTTTGGCGGATAATAAAGTATTTACACCCAAAAAGCCCCAATAAAGGGGCTGTTATGGTTTAGCGGTGGGTTTATTCTTCGGTGAATTCCTCATCAATTGTGAATGTAATTGTTACCCTAGTCCCCCCCATATCAACGTAATGTGGGTTGTAATCACAACAAACATTAGCGGGGCGTTTTTCTAGCCATTGGTAGAATTCGCTTTCTCGATACAAATCATCGGTTATTTTGAGCATTAGTTACCCCTTATTGGTTATCGTGCAGCATTAGCGCGTAGTGCGCGGCTTTTATATGCATTTTTATAACGGCATCAGCTGGCGCGCAGTCGGATTCTCTACAAACCTGCAAATGCCAGGCTATATTATTTAATTGCGTTTCAACCGTTGCTAAATAATCGGGTTTCTCTTTAACGTTAATATTCATAATTGACCCCTTTAAAAAAGATTTACAGTGATTAGGTAAGCCGTTGTCGCAGCTAACCAGGTAAAGATAAACGACCAGCTTAAACTTAAAGCAAAAGAGTGCAGCGATTTAACCCAAGATTTAATCATCATTAAGCCCCTCTATGATATTTTGGCAGCTATTCAGGCAGCAATATTGGGATGATGATATTTCTTGGCAGCCGTTCCAGCCTTGATAACTGTCTCGATTGTCTAAAATATTGCATAAATCGGAGCAGTAAACTTTAAGGTCTATTGCGTCCCCGTGGTTATCTTCGATGAAATGAATATGTGCCATTAAACACCCCCAAATTGAGAAAAGAGAAACCAAAAGAAAAGCCCGACAAATGGCAGCGCAATGCACAAAGCCTTCAAAAACTCTGCCCCGTAGTCTATTTCTGGGGGTGTTGCTGAAGGTTGCTGCATTCTAAAAACTTTGCCCGATTTGTCGCGGTATGCGATAGCGTCATTATTTAGATAGAGATATTCGCCATCAGATCGAAACGGGCCAATAGCGCAAGGATCACCGTTTAAAAAGTTATCAATTACAGGCATTGGTAAGTGCTGAACAGTCATGCTATCACCTCATTATGGTTTATAAACTCAATGCTTATGCATCGCTGATAATCATCTTTAGGGTATTGCCCCATATTAAACGCTTCACCAACAAAATAAGCGTTACAGCTTTGCTCTGTTGATTGGGCGCTGACTGATGTTGTGTAATTGTATTTAGGGTTTTTAAATATTACTTTTACCGCGTTCATAACTGCACCTCGTATGCTACTTGATAACAAAATTTGTCGGTGGTTTTAATCTTTAAGAATCGTTCTGTAGTGCCCATTCTGTCCCCTCTATGGTCTATTACAGGCGCGTATAATCTTAAAATGCCTTGATCTTTATTGTGCCAATCAGTCTTAAAACTAGACATGGTTTGACCAAAAAAGCGCAATGTGTCGCGGCTAAAAAAATACTCGCCTAATACGCCCGATTGCTTGATGTTAGTGATTGTTGGTTTTTGCATTATTGTTCCCCTTTAAAATATTTAGTAGCTAGATGAATAAGCGACGATAAAGCCGCCATGATTAAAAAACTGAAAGATAAGGCAATAGCTAAAGCGTCCATTATTTAGACCCCCATAATTTTTCGTATCGGTTTAAGGTGCGTTGAATGTCAGCTTCACGGTTTAAACGTGCTTCGACTTCGTGTTGCATTTCGGCAACTTCAACAGGTGAAACGGGGGGGAGATTATTAGAATCAACGCTCCAATCATCGCAAGGCTCATTTGCTGGGTTGTTATCTAATAAATAAGCGTTAAAGCTAGAAAGATAATTCAAATCATCAGGGCATTGAATAGGGTGATCTGGTAGCTGTTTCATAATCTTTTAATCCTTTTCTGTGTATACTTATAGTATATCGAATATATCTTAAATATACAATATAAATCGCAATAAAATGCACTTATTTTCAGCTATTTCGGGCAATTGAGGCCCGTTTAAGGTCTAGTTATGTCAAAACCAATAGGACGACCCACTAAATACACAAAAGACGTAAACGAACTTGTCCTTGATTTAATGGATAAGGGAAAAAGCATTGTTCAGGTTGCTAGGCATTTAAACGTTGCAAGGTCTACTATTTACAAATGGGCAGAAGATAATGATGAATTTTCAGACACTATCACGCGCGCGAAGGATTACAGCGAGGCATATTGGGAAACAGAATTTCAGAAAATGATGTATTCCAGAGACTCGCAACCGCAACTGGTGCGCCTTTATATGGGTAATAGGTTTGGCTGGCGAGAACAAGACCAAAGCGTTAACGATGAACAAGCCACGCCAACAAGTGTGCAAGTAGAGATAGTTGATGCGCGTAAAACTGATTAATGGATATATCGGTAAACGTTCCACAAGGGAAGTTCTTAAACTTAAACAATAAATACCGCGCTTTTGTTGCTGGTTATGGATCGGGAAAAACGTTCATTGGTTGTGTGGCTCAATGCCTGGACTTTTGGAAGTACCCAAAGATTAACCAGGCTTACTTTGCCCCATCCTATCCACAGATACGCGATATCTATTATGTCACTGCCGAACAGGTGGCAGCCGCTTGCGGTCTGAGAGTAGAGATAAGAGAAGGTAATAAGGAAGTACATTATTATAGTGGTCGAACCTATCGCGGAACGGTCATATGCCGCTCTATGCAGCTACCACAGACAATTGTAGGTTTTAAGGTAGGAAATGCCCTAGTTGACGAAATCGACGTTATGGACACGAATAAAGCCTCTCTTGCGTGGAATAAAATAATAGGCCGTTTACGCTGGGAAGATGCCCCAAATAGAGTCTCAGTCACTACTACGCCAGAAGGCTATAAATTTGTCTATCAGCGGTTTGTTATGGATCAAACAGCTAATTATGGATTGGTTCAGGCCAGCACATACGATAACGAAGCTAATCTGCCAGAGGGCTATATTGACTCCCTAGCTGACACATACAACCCCGAACTGAGGGCCGCCTACCTTAACGGGCAATTCGTTAATCTATTCTCTGGTACGGTATACAAGTCATACGAACGCAAGAAGTGTGCAAGCCGTGAAACGATACAACCACGCGACCGCATCGCAATCGGTGTTGATTTCAACGTAACCAATATG